GAGGAACAGTGTTGGGGTCAATTGATGGGTAGTCCATTATCCTTTCCAATACTTTGTGTTATCAACGCAGCAATCACCCGTTATTCTTATGAACTTATACGTGGTGAACCTTATCTTCTAACTGAGGTTCCCATAAAGATTAACGGAGATGATGTTCTCTTTCATGCAGATTCTGAAGCACATTATGATCTTTGGAAGAAACTGACTAAGGCCGCGGGTTTAGAATTTTCGCTAGGAAAGAATTATACATCGGATAAATTTTTTATGATTAATTCGATGATTTTTCGATCTGAGCGTATTTCTAACCGTGAGGCTGGCCTACTTGGCCGTCGTTTCCCTTTTGATCGTATGTCACAATTTTGGCGAGAGTTTAATTACTCTCCAGTCAATTCTGCTCTGGAACCTTCCCCCTTTGGGGATTGGGACATTGGCTATAATATTAGCTGGGTTCCATATTTGAATATGGGGCTTCTGAAGGGTCAATCTAAGGTACTTGATACCTCCTTTGATCTTAAGAAGCGCCTAGTTCGTTCCGGTAGAGACTGTTCCAATATTGGAGCTTGTGCTCACAAACTCGTGTCTGGATTTGAGGGAGAAAGGCGAGAGAGGATTCTTTCCGAATTTATTCGGAGAAATATGGATCTTCTTAAGTCCTGTCCTCGTGGCGTTGATTGGTTCGTTCCGAAGTTTCTCGGGGGTTTAGGTTTACCTATTCCCTCCGAGCATACTGTGCCGGCCGCTGCTCGTAAAGTAGCTGCCTATGCATTATGTTTGGATCCTGAATCATTTTCAACACTACGCTTTCTCGGTTCTGATATTGAGCGTGAGGCTTATTTGACATATTCTTTACAACAACAGAACGCGCTTGTCCGCAAATTGGGTCTAAAACCCCGATGGGTGGACGACGTTGCTGAAGCTATGCCTTCGGCCGCTCCTACCTACTGGTATCTTGGTGTAGGTAGTCCAGAGACGGTTCCCGACGTTTATAAGAAATGGCAACAGAATGTTTCTGCAGTGCAGAAGAAAGGTTCCAAAACCTCCCTGCATCCTGTCAGCATGCCTTACCTCCGTGACTTAAGCGTAGCACCTAAGCGCTTACATTTGCCTAATTCGTCACATTATCGTTTTCCCAGCTTTCTCGTGTAATTAACTTGCATTTGGAGAATCTTTTGAAGAAGAGCCGTATGGCTTTTGCTATTGTTATGATAGATTCCACTACCCTATGACTATAAGAGGCTACCCCGTGAGGGGACCTCAAAGTACCTATAGTTGTAGGCATTCGTGGTTGTTCATACCAATCAGGCTCTTTGGAAATTGATTTTCTGGGTGTTGAGTATTGTCGGTTTTCTCATGATGGTCCTCTTGACGGTGGACTGCCGTGGGGGAGCTGGCATTAGTCAGTTATACTGAGATGCTCCCTACCAATTCTTCCCGCAGTAGCTATATTCTACAGTGTAGTTGCTCTTCCCGCGGGGGTTCTGCAAAGCGATCGTTGGACACCCCTCGTACGAATAAAGTCGTATTGAAGCCACTGATATCTGCTTAATAGCGTGTTAGTGGTGGATCAACCTACTCGGCGCTCTCGCATTAACCGTGATGACGGATCAACAGGACTCGTCGTCCTGTTGATTTTGTAATCATCAGCGGTTAATACGAAAGTTTCGCCGGGTAGTGACTTTATTATGAGAGGTCGTCCCGATCAGCTTTCGCA